AATGAGGCCGTAAATGACCAACCTTCGACAAACCCCTGAAACGTTCCCGAATTCATGTTGAGTGGCAAATTAAGAATTGCCAGCGGTTGACCCATAAATACGCCAATCAGCGCGTCACGGTCAGCATTGTCGATTTCAGGATTTGTTAGGTCAAACGTCATTGCTTTGAAATTTGGTTGAGGCTGGGCACGCAGCGACAAATAGAAATTTGCCTGGGCAGTTGCGTCAGCATGGTTGTGCAACGTTGTTGAAATGATTTGAGCCAATGTGCCAAATTCAGAAATTGAGGCTGCGTCGCTGGCAGATTCTTCGTGGGAACTTGTTGCCCCGTATTTAATTGTTAATGAATTGCGCACGTCGCCTGCACGGGTCTGAATCTTTAGTCCCTTTGCACGGGCATGGTTGGCGTCAATGTCGACGTAGCCGTTGGCAGCTAAATAATTGGTTCGGTGTGTGCTGTCTGCGTACCCGATCGCCCCCGTTGGCGATTCGTACAAATAGCCCAAACCTGACGTTGCTAAGGCTGCAACCAGTGAGTACACGTCTATACGACTAGATGAGCGCGCTGCCAATTCATAATTGCCTGGGCGGTCAATTTCACCTAAACCGTTGTTTTCAGCCGTTGCCCATGTGATCGTCGGGTCATAAGCAGCCCAGGTCAATGCACCTGCAACCTGTTGCCACTGCCCAAACAAAACTGCGCTCAAAATGTCCCAAATTTGATCACCGTCAAATTCTTTGGACAAAACACCGTCAGTCAAAACCTTTGGCAAACGAGCCAATGCGCCCAGCGCGGTTATTGTGTAAGTCTGCGTGAACATGGTTGAACCTACGTCACGCACTTCCAAACCAATGTCCACAACGTTGCCGCCAAAAATGGGCACAAATGTGCCTGAAGTGTCTTTGACTTCAACTGAAAGTGTTGAATTAACTGAAACTGGAATTGCCGTTTGATTGACGTCAATTAGTTGAATGTTAACGAAACCCGCCTGTGCCTGCTCATAAATGTTTGTTCGACCGCTAGTGATTGCAAGATTTGCCAAAACCGCCGTTGTGTATGCAACGCCGTCAATTTCAACCCTCCAAACGGGCGACCATTGCGTCATGCTGTTTGCAGGCTACTTGCGCCGCCTGTGCCGCGGTAGAAAGAATCATTCAAGGTTTCAATAATAGTGCGGGCAGTACCTTCAGAATCCAACGCACCGTTGACCGTCAAATTGACTGTTGTGCCCATTGAAGCGGCTTCAGCTGCTCTAAATGAACCCGCACCAAATGAACCTGTAACAATGTTCGACGTGGACGCGCCAGCCGTTGCCGCAACCGCGGCAGCCGTTGAAATCCCGCTACCACCAGTTGTGCCACCTGTTGTCTTTGTTGTCGTTGTTGTGCCACCTATAACGATTCCTGAAGTATCAATTTTTGGAATAACCAGCGTTCCAGAAAATGATTCGCCACCTGGCGTCGTGCCACTGAAACCGCCCGCCCCTGTTACTTCACCAATTTTCTTTAGTGTAGGAATGTCTTCCCCAGACTTGATCAAATTTAACCCGCGAATGACTGCATTAATTCCAGTGATTGCCGCATTGAGAATCGGCGCAATTGCACCTGCGACCCTGCCAATTAGATCAAGCACTACTGAAGCAACCTTGCCAACGACTGTAATAACTGCTCCTAAGACTGTACCCAAAACGGGCGCAACGGCTTTGATGACGTTGGCAAATGATTCAAATGATTCTCTGTTGCCGTCAATTGCGTCTTTGATAAATCCAAATGCAGTAACAAAACCTTCAAAAATTGGTTGAGCCACCGATTGAATTGTCGTGGCAACTGTTGTAATTGCACTACTCAAACCCGATTTTTTATTGGTGAACGCTTCAACTACTTTTGTGAAAATTGGAATTGCAGTGTCATTCAAAAATGTAATAAATGTTTGGACAACTGGCAACAATGCCGTGCCCAATGTTTCCTTAGATTCGTCAAACGCAACTTTTAAGCGGTCAATTTGGCCTTGATAGGTTTGCGCACTGGTGAGTGCTGCACCGCTAAATTGTGCAGACAATTCCCCGGCAACAACGCTGAAATCTTTGCCCTTTAATTCAGCTGCGCCATAACCAATGCCCAATTTTGCCAACGCCGTTGTGTTGCCGTCATAAGCCTTGCCCAATGCGTTGGTGACTGATTCCAGTGGTTTGCCTGTTGCTGCACTTACGTCCAATGCCAGGTTGAGCAGGTCGGTTGCTTTTTGTGTGTCGTTCGTTGACAAAACCAGACGTGACAATGCTGGGCGCAACTGATCGTCAGCAACACCAGTTGCAAGTGACGTTTTAAGAATCTGTTGTTCTATGGATTTAATGTTTTCGTCAGTTGCACCTGTTGCAGATTTGATTGCAATTGCCAACTGGGTTTGTGCTTTTTCATCTTCCAGGGCTGCTTTAACGCCGTCAATTCCTATCTTGATTGCGTAAGCACCAGCGGCAGCGGCGGCGGCTACAAATGCAGCACCAATGACCTTGCCTGTTTTGGTAATTGTGTCGCCAAAATTATTCGTGTCTGTTTCAGCCGTTTTAAGCGATTTGGTTAAATTGTCAACGTCACCGAGTATCGTCAGTTTGAGCGTGCGTGAACCTGCCATGTCAATCGTATTTCTTTGTTATGTCAGCAAACGCGGTTTCCCAACGCCTGATCACTTCAGGTTGCACGCTTCTTAGTGTTGGGTAAATGAACCAACCGCGTGACCCGCGACCTTCACGACCTGACCACACTGGAAATTGCTTATACTTATTTGAACCGAATTCAGCACCGCCCCATAAATCTTGCGTGGTCGCACCGCCTGAAAATTTTTGGCGTGCAAAACCATAACTGATTTCACCAAACTTTGATGTTTTGGAAACCTTGCCACCAGCGGCGATTCGGGTCGAAACCTTTGGAATTGCCGCAGTTTGGCGCGCTGAATCCTGAATCTTTGTGTTGACAAAATCTGCCAATTTATTTGACGTGGATTTGGTTTGTTCCAACGCTTCTTCGTCCATTGCTTTAAAAGATTTGGCTATGGCACGCAATTCGGCTTTGTCATAACTGATCGCCTCACTTGCCATTGTTCCGCCTCTCTAAAATTTCAATGACCGTCAAAATGTCTTCGGCACTTTCAAATTCGCTGGGCGGTAGCCCCGTTGCCAGGGCTACTTCCCAAACTATTCTGCTAAGGCTTCCGACTGGATAACTTTTGGGTTTGCCTCACCAACGATCACTTCAGCAATGGTTTCAGTCCAAATGTCAATTGGCTTAATTGGCTTTCCAGCTGCTTCACGCTTCATGGCGTGATAAGCAAGAAAAACCAAATCGCTAATTCCTATCTTGTCCTGTGCATGTGAAATGGTGTTGCCTGTGTGCTTTTCCCACTTTACCCACTCAGGCGGTGCTGCAACGTAAGTTGCTTGCACGCCGTCGTTGTATTCAATTGTTATTGGTAACTTCATTTTGTCTCCCGATTGTTAGATTTTAACTGAATGTTTCAGTTGGTGTTCCCACCACAATGAATGATAGTTCAACAACCTGGGCGTCAGGTGCTGACCCGCCCACGCTTGGAAATACTGGCATGACGTTGAACGCGAAAACCGCGCCTGTCACGGCAGTCAGTGAGACGGCCAAAACTGTGTTTGGTGCTGTCTCGCATGCAGTCCATAGGGCTTCGCACAATGATGATGCTGCGCCCCAATCTGCAAGCATTGAAACGTCGAAATTCCACTGGTCGTCAATGTGCTTATAAGCCTTACCGTCAAGTGTTTGGTACGTCTCAACGGTTGGTGAATTTGCAAGCACTGCACTGGTCGCCTGTGCGTCGTAGTTTACGGTTGCAATGGTCACGACTAAATCGCGACCAGTTATGATTGTCGTTGGCATTTTGTCCCCTATGTTGTTTGTGTGTAGTACGTCGAAACGTTTATGTCAGCAACCAGCATTGGACTTTGGCCCACTTCCAACACTGTCGGCTTATCAACAACGCCAACAACGTATCCTGCGGGCATTGCCGCAAGAATTCCAATCACTAGTTTTTCCAGGTTATCTAGTGAACCTGCGTTGCTATTTGAAGCAACAATTGCAGAAATTGCAAAATTAAGTTTGACCTGTGTTTTTGCCTTACCGATCAAAACAACTTCCATGTAGGGCGAACCAGGCAAAATTGCTATTGCTGGTGGAATTGGCGATTCAGGCACGCTTGAATAACTGGTTGCGGCTAAACTGCTGAACGCTGTTGCCAGGGCTGCACGGGTTTCGGCAACTGAATTGGCTGGCATTACTGCACGACCGTCTCGACGTCTAAAAATGGCATCAGCAAGGTTGACACGCGGTTGGTCAAACTGCGTCCCATTCTGTAAGGCGTACTAGCAAAATCTACGCCTTGGATTTCTCCACCCGCTGCGACGCGTGATTGAAAAACTTCAACGCTGACCGCAAGAACGGCTGATTCGATTGGCGCGCTGGTTGCATAAATGTCAGCTGCTGAATAACCTGAAAGTGTTGCCGTGCCTGTTGGGATTATTTCGCGCAATGTGACATTTGATGAAGTCAATGCAGCGGTAAATGAATAGGGCGTTGCGGTCACGACTGTATGTGTTGCAGTAAAGGGCGCAGGCAAACCAGCAACAATGACTGACTGACCAGCAACAAAATGGTGTTCGCGGGCGGTGTAAAAATAAGCAGTGTTTGATTCTAATTTGTACGCGTTAACGGCTGAAGTGTTTGCAACAAGCATGGGCAAAATAACGGCTTCAGCAGTGTTAATAATTTCGTCTAGGTAACTATCTGAATAAAGTGAAACGGACACGCCAAGCACCGTGCGCAATTGGCTTGCAGTAACAATGACTGGCATGTCCGTTTCCTTTCGTTCGGCTGCGCGACGTTCGGGAGTGACCGCCGCGCATGATTAGTCGGGGTTAGTTATTAAGTCTTGTTGATACCAAACGCGCCCGCACCGATTTTCGTTGCAATTGCACCGTATCCATAGACCGAAACTGATACCTGACCTGAAGCAATAACGTCTGCGCGTAGGCGATACGTTGGTGATTCATACCATGTGTATGCAGTTGGGTTGATGATCAGCATTGAATCATCTTTGTCAGTGTCATTTGCTGACGGAACGTTTGCGGTGACGTAAAGATCAAGTCCTGCAACGTTTCCACGAATTGAATCTGGACGAACTGAACCGCCTGCGTTTGAAGGTTGTGCAGCCATGTAGATCGGACGACCTGAATCATTCAATGTCATCAAGTTTGCCCATTGTGAAGTGTTTGCAAGAATGTTGCGCGCAAATCCCTGTGTGTTTGAATAAACTGAAGCAGCACCACGAGAAACAAAACCAAG